GACACCACCAAGCAGAAAGAGCTGCTACAACTTCCGAGTGACGGAGATCAATCGTGTTCTTGACGGTGATACTATCGATGTCACTATTGACCTCGGGTTTGATTTATACAAGAAGGAAAGAGTTAGAGTTGCTGGAGTTGATACGCCAGAGAAGAGAACGAGAAATCTAGAGGAGAAAGCACTTGGAATCGACGCAACAAACTGGCTCAAAAAGAAACTCGAAGGCACGTTGGCTGGTGATGATGAGTTGTCTGTTAGGACTGAACTTGTTGGTGGCACTGGGAAATACGGCCGTCTTCTGGGTTGGCTTTACATTGGGGACGACAGTGTGTCCCTTAACGAGCAAATGATTACAGAAGGATATGCTCACGCATATGATGGTGGCACTAAAGATATGAATCTTGAAGCACTTCGTGTTATTCGTAGAGAACATGGTACGCTTGTTGAATAAATTATAAAGAAATAATAGGGATCCTATACATCTCTTGACATTTGCCATCCGACCTCCTATAATATGGGGGTTCAATCAATGGAAGAGTGGTCGAGTGGTTTATGGCTCTGGTCTTGAAAACCAGCGTGCCTGCAAGGGCACCGGAGGTTCGAATCCTCTCTCTTCCGTTTTTTACAACTGCACATATGAAAATTAATCTGTGGTATTGTCAAAGTATAAAAAATTGGAGATGGACATTAACTGATGATGTCACATATTCAATGCAAGAATCTGGTCAACAACCATTTTTACGAGATGCAATGAATGATGTTGCTACTACAGTTGAATATATTTTGGAATGTGATCAAGATACGTTATGAAAATGTGGGAGACAAAATGTGTTGAGTGTGGTAAAATGTTTCCAGCTAATCAATGCCCTCAGGTTGGATGCTATGTCCAGTCCGAGAAAAGATACAAAAATTCGTTATGTAAACCTTGTTGGGTATTGCATGTTAAGGGGAATTAACTCAGCTGGTAGAGTGCCTGCTTTGCAAGCAGGATGTCAGGAGTTCGAGTCTCCTATTCTCCATTTCCTCAATTGAGGACTTAAATTTTATGAGGACTATGATTAAAACAATTTTAGGTGCTAGTATTTTTGCGGGTGCTATTGTAACTACACCTAATATAAACCAAAACTCGCCTAATACTGTATCAGAACCAATTAAAATTCCTGTAGTTCAATATGAAGCTTCATGGAAATGTCCTAGTTGTTCTGATTCTGAAAAATATGTTCTTGTACAACTTCAAGAACGAACAAAAATTTCTGATAAGAATGCTCTTGCCACACTGATGGGAAACATCAAGCAGGAGAGTAAGTTCATCTCTAACATCTGTGAGGGTGGTGCCCGCGTCTCCTACACTGAGTGTACGAGTGGTGGGTATGGTTTGATCCAGTGGACTTCTATTGGACGTTATAAAGCTCTTGGTAACTTTTGTGCCAGGTTCTCTTGTGACCCATCTTCACTTGAAGGTCAAACTCGTTACATGATTAACGAACCAATCTTCCAACGTGTCCTCCCTGAGTTTGAAGGTCATGGAGACACCATTCCTCAGTACATGACACATGCATACTACTGGTTGGGATGGGGCATTAAAGGTAACCGAGAGGTTTATGCATATGATTACAAATCTAAAATGATACTAGTATGATTTTAAGAAACAATGAAGATTGGCGTTATAGTAATGATCGTATGGAGTTGAGACAAAAAATTTATCAACTTTTACTGACCAGATTTGGTTCTCAAATTAACGATAATGGAGAACCAATATATAGTATGCAGTCAATAACAGAGTGCTCCCATGATTGGGTATCACAGGGAAATGTAAAGACTGACGGAATAATTAAATATTTTAAAGCATACTATGCCGGATAAAAAATATCAATTTGGTGGACTTGACAGACATCCTGTTAATATACTAAGATTGATTAGTGAACTTGAGGGATCTTCTCAACTCCTCAAGTACATGGGATTTAAAGACGATATGGAAACGCTTGACACAATGAAGAAAATATACTATAGTATGTACTTCAAACTCAAACGAGAACAAAATAAGACTCAGTAGCTCAGTGGACAGAGCAACTGCCTTCTAAGCAGTCGGTCGTTGGTTCGACCCCAACCTGAGTCGTTGGTCTTTCTAGACCTTTTAATCCTTCTTAGCTCAGCGGTAGAGCGAGCGACTGTTAATCGCTTGGTCCCTGGTTCGAATCCAGGAGAGGGAGTTGGGTAGGTGTCCGAGTGGTTAATGGAGGTGGACTGTAAATCCACTGGCTCTGCCTACGTTGGTTCAAATCCAACCCTGCCCATACGCTCGAATAGCTCAGAGGTAGAGCACCTCCTTTACACGGAGATTGTCGGGGGTTCGATCCCCTCTTCGAGCATTAGTATCTTTTATACTATGAATAAACAAAAAATTAAAGATCAACTACAAGAAATTAAAATAGAACTCGCATACATGAGGGGGTTACTTGTAAATGTTAGTAATCAGATGCAAGAGTTGCGGGAAGCAACTGGAGTCACATCCAACAAAACTGAAAAGTTGTCAATGCCCAAACTTTACGAGCATCCGTGGTACAAATATAAGCGGGAACAACTTGTCATTGATAGAAATTGTGACGGGCCCATCACAAAACCAAAAGAAGATATCAACCTTTAGTGAATCAGATCTTCATTATCAAGAACAAAGAAGACAACGAAAAGTTAAACGAATTAATTTTGAGGAAAGGTGATGATTAACTTGGATGCTCGTTATCATGAATATTTACACACTAATAAATGCTTTACTATTGATGGAGCATGTGAAAAAGTGGTTGCATATGGGTGGACAGATAATGGTGTTGATATAAATGGATATTATGTATTGACAAAAAATTATAAATTGTACTATAATCTCAGTGAAAAATTTGAACGAATCGAAAAAAATTAAATGAAAATCTTTCTTGACACTGCCAACTACAACGAAATTGCTGATCGCTATGCTACTGGTCTTGTAGACGGTATCACTACCAATCCAACGTTGGTTCGTAAATCCGGTGTAAACTATCTTGACTTTATTAAAACATTATCATTTGATTTTTCATTTGAAAGTATCTCTGCTGAAGTTGATGGAGATACTTCTGATGAGATGATTGCTAATGCTCAAAAATTTATAGAAGTAGGACCTAATGTTACGATCAAACTTCCACTTACTCGTGAAGGTTTAGTAGCATGCAAATCCCTTACTGATGATGGTATTGAAACTAACGTTACATTGTGCTTCAGTGCTGCTCAAGCAGTGATGGCAGCGAAGGCAGGTGCCACATACATCTCACCCTTTGTAGGACGCATGAACGACAACTCACTCAGTGGTGTTGAACTTGTTCGTGCTATCTCTGGACTCTACTGTTCTCAGGGAGTACGTACCAGGATCCTTGCTGCCAGTTTGAGAGATGTTCATCATGTCTCACGTTGCTTCATGTATGGTGCTAGTGTATGTACGTTGCCACCAGCTGTGTTTGACAAAATGTATAACCATGTGCTGACCGATTCTGGTCTGTCGATTTTTAAAAAAGATTTTAAAGAAATTACTTGACCATTTACTTCTCCGGTGGTATAATACTGGAGTCCTACGGGGTGTAGCGCAGCTTGGTAGCGCGCCTGCTTTGGGAGCAGGATGTCGCAGGTTCAAATCCTGTCACCCCGATTGTTTTTATTTAAACCTATGGAAATTTTTACCATCAAAGAATATCAAGAACGTTGGGATGAATTAATAGAACGAGTGGAAAATGGAGAGACACTCGGTATTGTAAATGAAGATGGTAAAGCAGCAGTTCTAATGCCAGTTAAAGATGATACTATACAAATATACACGGACTTAAATAATGAAGCTCAGTAACCTATCATCTGGGACTATCGCATATTGGTTAATGCCCACTGCTTATAACGGTGTGAACCGGGTTCAATTCCCGGTAGTCCTATTTGCTTCCTTAGCAATCTGGTGAATGCAGCAAACTCATAATTTGCCTAAGGTGAGTTCGATCCTCACAGGAAGCATGTCCTTATTGGACAACCTAAATATTTCAACCCTGCCATTCTAGCTCAGTGGTAGAGCAGGGCTTTTGTAAAGCTCAGGTCGCAGGTTCAAATCCTGTGAATGGCTTAGTCTCGGGATGACTTAAAAAACGCCCTGGTCGGGATGGTCAATTGACCCTCGGGTTTCTAGTTTATCCTTAAAAACTAGTGGTGCGGGTGCTTCGTTGCCGCCTGGTTTCTATATTCCAGTTAAAGATGTAGTGGTGGATCCAAACGACCCCTTCCGTGTGGTTGATTTCCTGTTTACAACTAAAACTAAAACAGGTGGCGAGCCTGCTCTGGGGGATGACTCCCCCTTCCTCGCACGTATGGCGGAATCGGTAGACGCGCTGGTTTTAGGTACCAGTGGGGCAACCCGTGAAGGTTCAAGTCCTTTTACGTGCATTACTATTTTAAATTTTTATGAAAAAACTATTACTTTCCATTATTGGGTGTGCGGCACTTAGTGGTTCTGCCTTCGCAGAACCACTTAAAGAATCCGAATACTTTACTAATCATTCTATGGGATGTATGCTTCTCCAGGAATGTACAGATGGAATCAAAGAAGTCACTAATCTTTTGGATATTTCTGGTCAGTATCCCAATACTGATTCTTTTTATCCTATTGCTAATGAGTTCAACTCAATGCTCTCTTCCCTTAACACAATCGGAGTTAAGGTGTTTTTAGCAGATGAAAAATATTTTCCTGTAGGACATCGTGGTGTTTATCACACTGTAGGAAATAACTTCTTCTTGAACAAGACATTTATGAGTCGTCCTGGTGTACTCATGAGTGTAATGCGTCATGAAGGATGGCACGCTGCACAAGATTGTATGGCAGGAACGATTGATAACTCACTCATTGCTATTATTATGCCCGAAGATTCAGTTCCTATGTTGTGGCAAGAGATGGTAAAGCGGACATATATGATGCAACCATCTGCAATTCCATGGGAGAAGGAAGCAATGTGGGCAGGTAAGACTGAAAACATGACAATGAATGCTCTTGCATCATGTGCTCGTGGTACAATGTGGGCGGACTATGAACCGACACCAATGACCCGTGAATGGCTTATGAAGAATGGTTATATCGATTGACAGATGACCCAAAATCCTCTATAATAGATATGTTCAGAAAGAATTCAATGACAACTAAAGTTAACTGGTCACATGAGTATTCAAAACAGCGCAAAGATCGTATGCAAGATGCAATCGATGATTATCTCAACGATGATAAAGTATCAGCACGACAAACGTATGAAGAGATGCTATCTGGCATCGATGATGTGATTAACTATCACAAGATAAGTATGGAACGTGCAGTTGAGTTAAAATCTCTTATGTTAGGACATCGTGAAATAGATTTCATTCAGGAGTAACCCTCCTCGCGGGTATAGTTCAGTGGTAGAACGCGATCTTTCCAAGTTCGATGTCGCAGGTTCGAATCCTGTTACCCGCTTCGGGAAACCGTAAGGTTCTCTCCGTATATATACTTATGCGTAATACATATTACGTAGTATAACAGAACCAGTCGAGGTTCTTAACATCTGCGGGTATCCATTCCGCAAGTAAACTAAAGGTATTAAAAATGATTAAAACTGTATTCGCAGCAACTGCTGCTCTGTCTGTCTCTGCTGGCGCTGCATTCGCTGGACCCTATGTTAACGTAGAAGCTAATTCTGGGTTCACCGGATCTGACTACAACGGCACCACGACAGACCTCCACGTGGGCTACGAAGGTCCTATTGGTGAGTCTGCATCTTACTATGTCCAAGCTGGTGCTAGTGTTGTTTCACCCGACGGCAGTGAATCAGATACTGTCCCCTCCGGTAAAGCAGGTATTGGTCTTGGATTGACTGACGCTCTTGCTGCATATGGTGAAGTCTCCTTCGTTGGTAGTGGTGACGCTGACATCGATCGTGGCTATGGAACTAAGTTGGGTCTTAAGTATTCTTTCTGATACTGTAGACACATAAACATCTAGATGTTATACTGGGGGTGCGACGGCATCCCCTTTTTTTATGAAATTTTTTCTAAAAACTCTAACGAATCCAGGGGTGATGATCTTTCTCATGATGGGAGGAACGTTAGCATTCATAGGGATAGTCCATAACGATGCTCACCTTAGAATGACCAAAGATGCAGATGCTTATGTGAGACAGTGGTGCAGATCATCACCAGAAAACAAAAAGACCTGTATCAGCTATGGTGGAAACATGGATTATTGACTTGACAAAGATTTAGATTTCCTATATACTATGTAAAGAAACATTACGGAGTGTATCATGACTGTAACAACTGAAGACGGTGGACGTACAAACATGTATGCTACTGAACCAAGAATGTATATCTCAGAGACTGACGCAGATCGTTATGGTGCTGAAACTTACGCTGAAAAAGCAGAGAAGTTAAATGGACGCACTGCTATGCTTGGATTTGTTGCTGCTGTTGTCTCTTATGCTTTCAGTGGTAGCGTATTCTTTTTTGGTGCGTTCGGATTTTGATACATAGTATTGTATTTTTTGTAATGCTATGATATAGTACTGCAAAGACTTTTACTTAACTACTATGGCTTCATATAAAGTTACTTTCCAAACCAACGACGGAGATCAAACCGTTGAGTGTTTAGACGATCAGTATTTACTAGACGCAGCTGATGAAGCTGGTATTGACCTTCCATATTCATGTCGAGCTGGTGCTTGTTCTACCTGTGCTGGTAAAATTGTTTCTGGTACTGTAGATCAATCTGATCAATCCTTTCTAGATGATGATCAACTTGAAGCCGGGTTTGTTCTTACCTGTGTCGCATATCCTACAAGTGATGTGGTTGTCCAGTCAGAACAAGAAGAGGCACTTTATTAATGACAAATCCTAATGCTCTCTATGAGGACATGCAAAAATTGGATGACCTGTATGAAGAACTTCTATGGCATCCAGACGACGAGTTACAATTCTCTCATGATGGAGAGAAAATTATTATCACTAACAAAACTTTGAAACTCAATGGAACCTTCTCTACTTGAAGTCCTCACATATTATGTGATCGGTGGTGCTCTTATCATTGGACCACCCGCAATCTTCCTGATCATTGCTATGATGGGAGCTATCCAAAATACGAAAGGTCGTATGGTTGGATACAAAGACCACAAAGAATATGGTGACAGTTCTATCTACGAGAACGCACCAACAGATCAAACAAAATTCTATCTCACACTAGGAGAAAATTCATGAACGAAAACGCAGAACGTATTAATGGTTGGGCAGCAATGCTCGGTGTGATCGCAGCAATTGGTGCTTATGCTCTTACCGGACAAATCATTCCAGGAGTATGGTGATGTTATTGTTAGCAACATGTCTAGTAGGTGCTTTCATTATAGAAAGTATGTTTCGTGATGATGCTGACGATGACCAAGGTCCCGGTGGTGGTATGATGGTTCCAGCAACAGCTGGAGCGTGAGGAATTACTGACAATATTGAGTAAAAATACTTAAATTAATACTAAATAATTTTTTGCCTTATTATCATGGCATTGATTTCACTAGCATCAATTCTATTCCTTACGTTTGTTGGAGCAGCAATGCTTACCCAAAACGGAGACGAGACCCCATAGGGGTCTTTTTTTGTTTAGCCCCTTGACAAGCCATTAAAACTCTGATATGATAAATAGATCAACGGGTTAAGGAACCAACACATTCCTTAACAAGTCGTAACACCCCTCAAACCAAGACCTCTAGGGTGTATAAAAACGTCTTTAATACCTGATGCTGAGGGTGCATCGGGAATAGTAAAACCATCATCTCCCTGATGATCTTACTTTTTAGTTCAAAACAATGGCTTCAACTCTTTCAAGACAACAACAATCTACCTCTCCGTGGAATGATTTCTGCGATTGGGTAACATCAACTAACAACCGTTTATATGTTGGTTGGTTCGGTGTACTGATGATTCCTACGTTGCTTGCTGCAACTATCTGTTTCATCGTTGCTTTCGTAGCAGCACCTCCCGTCGATATTGACGGCATCCGCGAACCAGTTGCTGGTTCACTTATGTATGGAAACAACATCATCTCCGGTGCAGTTGTTCCTTCTTCAAATGCAATTGGACTTCACTTCTACCCAATCTGGGAAGCTGCATCACTCGATGAGTGGTTGTATAACGGTGGTCCATTCCAACTAGTAGTCTTCCACTTCCTCATCGGTATCTATGCATACATGGGACGTGAATGGGAACTCTCATACCGTTTAGGTATGCGTCCATGGATCTGTGTTGCATACTCTGCACCAGTCGCTGCTGCGAGTGCAGTATTCCTAGTCTATCCTTTCGGTCAGGGTTCGTTCTCTGATGCAATGCCACTTGGCATCTCTGGTACATTTAACTACATGCTTGTATTCCAAGCAGAACATAACATCTTGATGCATCCCTTCCACATGTTGGGTGTCGCAGGTGTCTTCGGTGGTTCACTGTTCAGTGCAATGCACGGTTCTTTGGTTACATCTTCACTCGTCCGTGAGACGACTGAAACTGAGTCACAGAACTATGGTTACAAGTTCGGTCAAGAAGAAGAGACATACAACATCGTTGCCGCTCACGGTTACTTTGGTCGTTTGATCTTCCAATACGCTTCATTCAACAACTCACGTTCACTTCACTTCTTCCTTGCCGCATGGCCGGTTGTAGGTATCTGGTTCACCGCACTTGGTGTATCCACGATGGCATTCAACTTGAACGGTTTCAACTTCAACCAGTCCATCCTTGATGGTCAGGGTCGTGTGTTGAACACCTGGGCAGACGTACTGAACCGTGCAGGTTTGGGTATGGAAGTTATGCATGAAAGAAATGCACACAACTTCCCACTTGACCTGGCAGCTGCTGAGTCAACTCCTGTTGCACTTATTGCACCTTCTGTTGGTTGATATGACTCCTGGTAGTATTCACCCCATCACATTACATGTGGTGGGGTTTTTTATAAGTATTTTAACTCTTGTAGTACCAATACTTTGTGTGGTATTATTATGAATGATTCAAATTTGGTTAAAAAGGAAGAACCTAACATGATTGGAAAACTTGATCCAGAAGAAAACGTTATGAAAAATATTCCTCTTAGGGATATTCCTAATCATGACTGGACACAAAACAAAGATGAATATTTTGCTTGGGAAGATAACGGAATCATGGATCGCATTCAAGATTTTATTGATAATCTTGGTTGGGAATCTTCAGACAACATCGTGGTTGAAATTGGTGGTACTCAAGTGAGTGGTGTTGATGTTGGTGAAGAGTATAATAAGAAGTGGCAATCACCTCTTGGTACTCGTAAATACAATAAAGATGCATTCATTGTTGTCAAAAATCTTTCACGAGATCTTTTTGAACCATCTAAACCAATGGAATCGTTCAATCCTCATCACACTTTTGATAACGAATATAATAAGAACGTCAAGGAAATAGATGATCAAAATGGATATGACACCTACAGTAAGTAAAGACTTAATCTGGTTTGAACAAACTTCAGATAAAATTTATGATAGACACATGTATAAACTTGTGTATACTAATAAAAAATCAATCATAGTAGATTCGTGGGAACAACTTAGGGTTGAGTGGTTTAATGCTCCATCCAAATTTAGATCTCACGTTGACGTTATAGATTGCAAAAGTAAAAACAATCAAGGATTTAAATAATCATGGTAGCATCAACATTACAACAACAAAGGAGGGGATGGTTTGACATACTCGACGACTGGCTCAAGCGGGATCGTTTCGTTTTTGTTGGCTGGTCTGGACTTCTTCTTCTACCCACTGCTTATCTCGCTATTGGGGGTTGGCTTACTGGTACGACTTTCGCAACGAGCTGGTATACCCACGGTCTCGCTAGTTCCTATCTTGAGGGTGCAAACTTTCTTACAGCAGCAGTTTCGACTCCAGCTGACGCTATGGGTCATTCTCTTCTTCTTCTCTGGGGTCCTGAGGCTCAGGGCAGTTTCGTCCGTTGGATCCAACTTGGGGGACTCTGGAATTTTGTGGCACTCCACGGAGCCTTTGCTCTCATTGGTTTCATGCTTCGACAGTTTGAACTTTCTAGGTTAATTGGTATCCGTCCTTACAATGCTATTGCGTTTTCTGGTCCTATCGCTGTATTTGTCAGTGTCTTTCTTCTTTATCCATTGGGCCAGTCTTCATGGTTCTTTGCTCCCTCCTTTGGGGTAGCAGCAATCTTTAGATTCCTGTTGTTCCTTCAGGGTTTCCACAACTGGACCCTCAACCCCTTCCATATGATGGGAGTTGCAGGTATCCTTGGTGGCGCATTACTATCTGCTATTCATGGAGTCACAGTTGAAAACACATTGTATGAAGATGGGGATCAAGCAAACACCTTTAAGGGATTTGATTCAACACAAGAGGAGGAGACTTATTCTATGGTCACTGCAAACCGCTTCTGGTCGCAGATCTTCGGCATTGCGTTTTCTAACAAGCGTTGGCTTCATTTCTTCATGTTGTTTGTGCCTGTTATGGGTCTATGGACATCCTCTATTGGCATTATTGGTCTTGCTCTCAATCTTCGTGCTTACGATTTCGTGAGTCAGGAGATTCGTGCAGCAGAAGATCCTGAGTTTGAGACATTCTATACAAAGAATATCCTACTCAATGAAGGTCTTCGTGCATGGTTAGCACCTGCTGATCAACCTCATGAAAATTTCATCTTCCCAGAAGAAGTACTGCCAAGAGGCAACGCATTGTGATTCAATCATTAGGATTCTTGTTACTTCGTTTGTCAATAGGCATCATGCTTATTCATCATGGATACGAAAAACTAGACAGCATTGAAAACTTTGCTGATGCTTTTGTGAGACCACTTCATATTCCATTTCCAATAACAATGTCATACCTGGCATCGTTCTCTGAGATCTTTGGAAGTTGGTTGGTTATCTTTGGACTCGGCACTCGTCTGGGTGCCTTGGCAATCTTAGGTACTGTTTCCTTCGGAATATATCATGCCATTGTGACATCAGGTTTCAATATCTACCTTCTTGAATTACTTGTATTGTATTGGGGAGGTTGTGCCTGTATTATTCTCAATGGTGGGGGTAATTTCTCAATAGATCATCTCATAAAACGACAACTAACCTTTACCCTTAATAAGACATGATCAAATCACTATTCAGTATTATGTTTGCTGCTCTAATGTGGGTACAAGTCCCACAGTGGAGTGATGATTGGTCTAAGTGTGCAGTAGATGTACCAGACACAGCATGTCATTGGTACATCACAGCACCCGATAGCACTATGGGTGAAGGATTTAGTTGGGCGAATGCCCCTTGGTTCAGTGCTGAAGGTCTCCTAGATATTGGAGAGCTTCACAACACAGTTCAATCTCTGCAGGAAGCATGATGAATAGTTTTGAAGTCATGTTATACTTTATATGCTTCGCTCTCATTGCTGGCGGTGCCTTCGCTATGATGTGGGCTAACATTCAATCTATTAACATAGAGATGAGGACTCCTCCCAAACCAAAACATCCTGAGGCACCACAAGCAGGTGAAGAGTTGATGTATGTAGATCTATCCAGAGAAAAACTGGAAGACATATACAATAAATAAAACAAATCTAAAATTATTATGTCTATCACTCTCCGTTTTAAAATCTTAGATGCACTTCGTTCTGATGCTCAAGGTAATATTTCCAAAGCAAAAGCAAACATTGAAGTTTATCTAGAGAATCCTGTAGGTATTGGCGAGCACCCTGATGTGCTTGCTGCTATTCAGAGTCAATTAGATATCATCGCTCATGAAGAAGAACGTATCGAAGTTATCGATAAACACTTCAGTGAACCTTTCTAGAGGATGTTGTGGTGCTGGGTGTCCAGACTGTCCATTCAGACCTAAACCAACTCCTAATTAGTAATAAATTAGGAGTTAATTAGGAGATGACCACCTCCTAGACCATTCTCTTGACGGGGGTGGTTTTTTATTGTATAATAGCCTTATGACAAACACACCTATGGATAAAATCGATACGCAGGGAATGAGTCTTCCTGGTAGATCAAAGAAACCTAGTAGTTATGATCCTATGCCAGTAAAACATCGTACAATCTTCACACCAGAAGAACGTAGAGAATTAAAAGATATTGTTAACGAAGCACTTGATGAGAGATGGAACGAGCATGAAGTTTAAAGCATTAGTATTCATCCGTCTACGATCACAGGTTGATGACTCTCCTGGCAATGCCGTGAGAGATGCCTGTAAGCGATTGTCTGAGTTAGACATCAAGAAACTTAGACTTGGTAAGGTAGTTGATGTTTGGTTGGAAGCAGAGACTAGAGAGTATGCTGAGAAGGAACTTGAAATGCTATCTGATAGATTCCTTGCCAATACAGTCATGGAAGACTGGGACTATGAACTGACTGAGATTGAAACTTTCCCACCAGGTATTGAATAATGGATGATTTTAACACACCAGGATCAAATAAGTCTTGGATGGATGATGGATTCAAGAAGTATGCTGCTGAATGGCAACTCAATAATATTGAGAAACTATTGGATGCTAAGGTAGAACGTTGTCGTGTATACGACAGCAACACCAGAGATGAAATATATAATAAAATTACTATTACATACAAGGAGGATGGTTGATGGAAGTAATTATTGAAGGCAAGGTCAAAACTGTATATGCAGGTGATGATGCACAGCAAGTCATCATTGAGTATCATGACAAGGTAACAGCTGGTAATGGTGAGATGGTTGACCATCCACTAGGTAAGGGATCCCTCTGTTGTAGCATCTCATCTATTATCTTTGAGAAACTTTCCAAAGAACATATACCAACTCATTATATTAATATGGTTGGTGCTAATAAGATGATCTGTAGAAAGGTAGACATCGTTCCACTAGAAGTTATTTGTAGGAACCGTGCTGCTGGATCTATTGTTCGCGAGACAACACTACAGGAAGGTTACTCACTACCACATCCTATTGTTGAGTTCTTCCTGAAGGATGATAGCAAGCATGATCCTCTGCTGACAAGAGATCGTGTGCGTCTGATGGGATATAATCCAGATCCTTTTATTGAGATGACCCTACGGATTAATGATTACCTCCGGCAGATGTTCTACATTATGGGGATTGATTTGGTTGACTTCAAGATTGAGTATGGTTATGATGCTCATGGTGATTTGTATCTTGCTGATGAGATTAGTCCTGATAGTATGAGACTCTGGAAGATTGGTAGTGATGAAAGATTTGATAAGGATCTATTCAGAAAAGATGAAGGTGATATTGTTCCTGCTTATCGTGAGATCCTTGACAGACTTCAACCACTTGCTATTCAATGAAACATCACATCCCTGATGAGATTAAGAAGAATGGTTTTGCTTGCTTCACTAGTTTGAATCAAGCAGAGCGAGCAGTTGTTATGTTTGGTGATGAAGCATATCGTAAATCACTAGATCTTGACAACGATGATGCTCCCTGTTGGAAGATACCAAGTGGAGAATCAACAACCTTTGTTGGTTGGAACCCTATGTGTGTCCCTACCATGGAATACATTGTATGGAAACTAAAGAACCGTGAACAAATTATCAAAGGAGAAATTCACTAATGGACTACAAGACTTCTGGTGTTGACATTCAAAGGGGCAGATCCTTTGTAGAGTATATCAAAGCACTATCGCCTGGTATTGGCGGGTTCAGTGGAATGATGGAAGTGCCATCAGGATATGAGAAACCTGTTCTAGTATCCGGTGCTGATGGTGTCGGAACTAAAATTAACATTTGTAGGATTGCTGATGATTACACCACTATTGGTCAGGATCTCGTTGCTATGTGCGTCAATGACGTTATATGTTCTGGTGCTAAACCATTATATTTTCTAGATTATATTTCTACCAAAACACTTGATGGTAACGTCAGTGATATTGTTCACGGGATTAATACTGGTTGTATGATGGCTGGAATGCAATTACTAGGTGGTGAAACAGCAGAACATTTTAGAACAAATGATTACGATCTTGCTGGTTTCTGTACTGGTATTGTAGAGAAGAATCAGATTGTTGACGGTATCAACATCCAAGCAGGTGATGTAGTCATTGGTATCGAGAGTAGTGGACTTCACAGTAATGGATACACACTCATCAATGATATGCTCTGGAGAAATTATATTTACTATAAGGAGATGCCAGAATTACTGAGACCAACCACCATCTATGCTCGTCTAATCCAGTATCTGTTGGATGAAGTTCCTATCCTAGGCATGGCACACATCACAGGTGGAGGATTACCTGAGAACCTCCCCCGATGTCTTCCATCAGGTCTGAAAGTTAATATTGACTATGGTGCTTGGGAGAGACCAGAACTCTTTAATAAGATCCAGCAGGCAGGAGACATTGCCGAGGAAGAGATGCGTAATGTATTCAATCTTGGTATTGGATTCTGTTTAGTTATACCATGGGAATCGGCAGAACTAACTTTAGATTTGATTGCTGGCGCATCATATGGTATGAAATCTTGGATCATTGGTGAAGTTGAAAATAATTAGCTTTTGTGTTACACTTGTAAAAATGCTTTAAAATTATGACTGAAGAAAATTTAATTGTTGATGTAGAAGCTGAAGAGGTGATTGATGCCCCGGTCGAACCAGTAGAACCTAAAATGTCTTATCGTGAAAGGATCACCATGGAACGTCAACGAGCAACAACACTAAATAAAATGCTTAAAGATTATCGTCGAAAGATGAAAAATCCTTTAACCGCTGTGAAAAAAATGTCCAGTTAGGAGACTAATAAATGCAAGCAGTAGTTTACACAAAACAAAATTGTCAGTGGTGTGATAGAGTTAAGTATCTATTGAATCATTTAAAAATTGAATACTTAGAATATAAGTATGAACAAGATTTTACTAAGTCTCAATTTTATGCTGAGTTTGGAGAAGGAGCTACTTTTCCACAGGTATCAATTGGAACAACTCACATAGGTGGGTGTAAAGAAACACTTCATTATTTGCAGGAACAAGAATTGTTATGACTGGCACTGATACTATCTGTCAATTTGTCGATACTATTGTCGATGAGTATATAACTACAAAGAAAAAAATTCGAGTTGATTTTTTTAAGTACCTTCAGTCCGAAGACATTGATAGGAAATCTATCAATGAATATACTTCTGATAGAATTCATTTTATTACAGAAGTAATTGATGAGGTAGAAGGTGCTTTGAATGGAGATAAAATTTTATCAGAAGCTTATAGTTGTTATAAAACATCCGAGTTAAGAGAACTTAAATCTTTACTTGATAGATTTGTAAGTGATGTAGAAAAATATAAAAATTCTAAGAGGATAACCAGGCGCAAGAAAGTAAAAAGTCCTGATCAGATGACTAGGGCCTTGAATTTAATTGACAAGCCTGTTATAATAGAAGGTGAAAAATACAACCCGATCCCTAAGGTTGAAATCATTGATGCTAAATCAGTATTTTTGATTAACGTTAAGACAAATGAATTGCTTTTTCTATCTGGAAAAAAACTTTCCTGTTCTGGTGCAAAAATTGTAAATTATGATGAAAGTATTTCTGGTATGAAAAAGATAAAACAGATTAATGAAACTATCAAATCTGTATTATCTTGTAATAACATTACATGTTCAACAACTTTTAACAATTTTCCTAATAAAGTTAAGTCAGTTCCCAAAACTGTATCTCCAAATTATTTTTTAATTCGAGTAATTAAATGACCAACATTCCCGATAAGTATCTAAATACTAACGTAAGGGCTATGTTAAATGGAGGTACTAAAGAGGAACCAGAACCAGAACCAAAATACGTTTTCCTGTTAGATAAACTTATTTCTTGTTTCAAGAATGAGTATCGTCTGGAAGTTAAACTTTCTCATAAAAAAGAAAAGGAAGTATCATGACAGAAGTAACAATGGTAGTACTAAGTGTTTTGTTTTGTCTCGTTGGTGGTGGTCTTGGATTTATTTTCGGGTGGTTTTCTAATGAATATTACACATCGTTTATGGAAGCAACAGTTTCTGCAAACATGAATATTCATCCAGAGATGCTTGATAACCAAGGACACATAATTCAAGAAGAACTTTTAAGTATTAGATTTTTAGAGGAGGAGGAACTCGACCAGGATTAATCATGATTTTAGTTGACATGAACCAATGTATGATCAGTAATCTGATGATGCAATTGAAAACTAGTAATGGACTTGATGAAAATCTAGTTCGACATATGGTCTTAAATTCTTTAAGACACTACAGAAAAACTTTTGGTACTGAATATGGCGAACTAGTACTTTGTTATGATTCAAAATTTTATTGGAGGAAAAAAGAGTTTCCTTTTTATAAACAGAATCGTAAAAAAGATAGAGAAAAATCTTCACATGATTGGAATGCAATTTTTGAATGCTTGAATAAAATTAGAGATGAAATCAGAACTTACTTTCCATATGTTGTAATGGATGTTTATGGTGCTGAAGCAGATGATATTATCAGTGTCCTTATCAAACATAATTCTGATCAGGATACACCAGATAAAGTTCTGATTCTCTCTGGTGATAAAGATTTTCTCCAACTTAGTAAGTACTCTTTTGTATCTCAATACAATCCTATCCAAAAGAAATATGTTACTTTAGATAACCCTAAAGAATATCTAATGGAACATATTATCAAGGGGGATCGTAGTGATGGTATTCCAAACTTCTTATCTGATGATGATACATTTGTATCTGGTAAGAGACAAAAACCTATCAATAAGAAAAATTTGGTAAAGTGGATTACTGCTGATCCAAAGAGTTTTTGCACAGACGTTCAACTAAAAAATTATGAACGTAATAAAAAACTAATTGACTTAAGTTGCATTCCAGAAGACATTCAAGTAGAAATTGTCCAAGAATTTAAACGGTTAAATAGTACTGTGAAGAGAGGAGTTACATTAGAGTACTTCTTAAAAAACAAACTGACTACACTATTAAATGATATAGAGGATTTTTAACTATGGCTGAACTACCTGTAGAAAAACTATTGATCTCTGAAGTTCTTCAAAAGATTTCAAACGCTAAAACTAAAAAAGAAAAAATTAACCTACTCAAAAAGTATAAGAGCCCTGCTCTACAATCTATTCTTATTTGGGGATATGATGAGAGTGTACAGAGTATGCTCCCAGTTGGTGACGTTCCATACACTCCCAACGACAGTCCAGAGGGCACAGAACATACACTGCTTTATCATGAGTATAAAAAATTATACCACTTCGTTAAGGGCGGTAACGATAAACTTGCTAAGGGTCGTAGAGAAATGATGTTTATCCAATTGTTGGAAGGACTTCATGAAACTGAATCTAAAGTTGTATGCCTTACTAAAGATAAGCAACTTAGTAAAAGGTATAAAATTACTAAAGCATGTATTTCGGAAGCGTACCCAGAAATTCAATGGGGAAATAGATCTTAAAAATATATGATACTATCAAGCACTGATGTAAGCAACTTCAAATCAGTTTATTCAGTTACAGTTATTCATGCCAACTGTGAACCCTCATCTGCTGAAGACAAAAGTCTCCCAAGAAATTCATACTTAATAACATGTGACAATGGGACAGAAGTGTGGTATGATATAGTCATGGGATTCACCGTAGACATCTTCAATGCTTATTATGATAAGTATGGTAATGTCATGAAATCTATGACGTGGACTACTGGATCAGTGATTCCTCATCTATGGGGGTATACTGCAAAGGAAGAATCTAAACAAAAAAAATAACTATGATTGCACAATTAATTTCAGTAACACCTGATGCTGAAAAGACTATGGCATATATTGCTAGAGTCTCCAATCCATCTAATCAAAATAATGAAAAGTATGCAGGTCTACTTGCATACTGTATCAAACACAATCATTGGTCTGTGTTTGAACAGTCTTCCATGACTCTTGAAATCGAAACTACTCGGGCAATTGCTGCCCAAATATTACGTCATAGGAGTTTCACATTTCAAGAGTTTTCTCAACGGTATGCTGACAGTTCTATGTTAGCAAATACAATTTCTTTGCCTGAGTTACGTCGTCAGGACACTAAAAACCGTCAGAATTCTGTAAATGATCTTGACCCATTTGTAGTTCAGAAACTTGAGATGCAAATGCAAACTCTATTCAGTTCTTCTATGGCATTATATCAACAAATGCTAGAGGTTGGTGTTGCAAAAGAGTGTGCAAGAAATGTGCTTCCATTGTGTGTAGGAACAAAAATTTATATGACAGGATCTTGCCGTTCTTGGATCCATTATATTAACCTAAGGTCTTCTAATGGTACTCAGAAAGAACACATGCAAGTTGCTGAATCATGTAGACAAATTTTCATTGAACAATTTCCAACTGTATCTGAAGCTCTTAATTGGTCTAATTAATTATGAACATTTTTGTGACTGACGAATCCCCATCAAAATCTGCTGCTGTCCTACCAGACAAGCACATTGTCAAGATGCCCTTAGAGTGCTGTCAGATGCTCTCTATCGTTGCCTCCGACAAATGGGGTCATGGATATGGAACCTTGCCTAAGTCAGATGGAACCCCTTACAAGACCGAGAAGGGTGCATTCAGGAACCATCCATGTACGGTATGGGCAAATGAGACTGTAGCAAATGCTAGATGGTTGATTACGCATGGTCTTGCATTATGCGAAGAGTATTCTAATAGGTATGGAAAGATTCATTCATGTCTTCATACTCTTGCACATGCAAATAAAATCTTTCCATTAGATGCTATTCATTTGTCTGAACTTACTCCGTTCGTTCGTGCAATGCCTGATGAATTTAAACTTGACACAAGCATTGATACTATTACTGCTTACAAAATGTACATTAGCAGCAAACCTTGGGTTGCATCTAATTATCTTCGTCTACCAAAACGTAAACCTAACTGGGTCTAATTATGCCAACTTATCCAATAATAAATAAAACCACGGGAGAGAAAAAAGAACTCTCTATGTCAGTGAACGAATATGTTTCATGGAAGGATGACAATCCTGATTGGGATAAAGACTGGTCAGTAGGTTGTGCTTCTTCTGTTAGTGAAGTAGGTGACTGGAGAAATAGAGTTCCCGGAGATCTCCAAAGGAAAATTAACAACATTAAAAAGGGACATTATGGATCTACAATTCAGGGATTTTAAGTATGCCAAGATCTAGAAAGAAACTAACACCCGATATTAAAGGTATGTCTGCTAAGCAGATGAAAAGGAAAAAACCAATCGACAGTAACATGTTGGTTAATATCGAACCTTTAACTCCTGCTCAAGAAAAAGTTTTTGAATTTTGGAATAACAATCAAAATCTTTTTATGTATGGTGCAGCTGGTACAGGTAAAACATTTGTTGCTTTGTATCTTGCTCTTAAAGAAGTATTAAAAGAAGAAACTCCATACGACAAAGTTTATATAGTTCGTTCTTTAGTATCAACTAGAGAGATTGGATTCCTTCCTGGTGATCATGAAGATAAGTCTTCCCTATATCAAATACCATATAAGAATATGGTTAAGTATATGTTTGAGATGCCGGACGACAATTCTTTTGAAATGCTTTATGGTAATTTGAAAGCACAAGAAACTATTTCTTTCTGGTCTACTTCATTCATCCGTGGTACTACCTTAGATAAAGCTATAGTAATTGTTGATGAATGTCAGAACTTAAATTTTCATGAACTAGATTCTATTATTACTCGTGTTGGCGAAGACACTAAGATTATTTTCTGTGGTGATGTACATCAGTCTGATTTAGTCAAGACTAATGAACGGAATGGTATCCTAAACTTTATGAGTATCCTTCAGTTGATGGAAGAATTTGGTATGATTGAATTTGGTGTTGATGATATCGTTCGATCAGGACTAATTCGTAGTTATCTTGTAAGTAAGATGAGTTTAGGATTTTAATGTTTAATCATGTGAAGATTGACTTACCTGATAAGTTGGAACGAGTAACTATTAATGGTAAGAGATACTATAAGATACCTGGTGAAGATGATATTAAGCTAGTTTCAGTTACTACCGTGACTAGTTTTCAATCTGCTAAATCAATTAAAGCTTGGAGAGAAAGAGTTGGTGCGGAAGCAGCTAATCTTAAGACTAGACGTGCAACTAGTAGAGGTACTGATTACCATACATTAGTAGAACATCATCTAAAAAATGAAAAACTACCAACAGTTCAACCACTATCAGAATACTTATTTAAGTTTTCCAAAACTGAGTTGGGAAACATTGATAATATCTATGCTCTCGAAACTCCCCTATATAGTAGGAAGTTAGGTATAGCTGGAACTGTTGATTGTATTGCAGAATACAATGGTGAACTTGCTGTTATAGATTTTAAAACCTCTGAAAAACCAAAACCTGAGAAATGGATCGAAGGTTACTTTGTGCAAGCTGTTGCATATGCTTGCATGTTATATGAGTTAACTGGTATAATAACCAAGAAACTTGTCATCATAATGTCCTGTGAAAATGGAGAATGCGTCGTCTATGAAAAGTATCACAAAAGCGAATACATTAGAAAACTTACTCAGTATATACGAGAGTGGAAGTTTGCTCATGAATAAAAGTAAAGAAGCTATCAATGAAGTTCTTGAAAAGAAGTTTATGACTTCTTCAAAGTTCTCAATGGAAATCGAAAGCATTGTAAAATCTAATAATGGAGAACTCAATTATATTGAAGCTATTATTACTTTTTGTGAGGAGAATGAGATTGAGTTTGAATCAGTATCTAAACTACTATCTAAAACTTTAAAAGAAAAACTTAAGTATGATGCACAACGATTGTGTTTCATGAAAAAATCATCCAAGGCAAAACTTCCTATTTGATATGGATGGGTATGAGGTATACAAGATTTACCTTGCTCTGAAATTACATTTTACTAAAGATAAATATAATTTTTTTACCTTTAATGGTAAGTCAAGAGCAAGTTTGTCTTCATTTGAAAAAAGAAATGATAGGTATTTCTTTAAAAAAATAGGAACAAAATTTGACAGACAAGAAGTTATAGAATTTTTTGTCTGTCATTTTATAAAAGATGGAAGTACCTGGATAGGTAACATTTCCATACACAAATCAAAGACATACTCTGATTGGAAAAAAAAGATTCAAAGTATGTCTTTTAACTTTAGTCAAGAGATTGAATCTTTATTAGATTTACATCCAGATTTTGATTCACTGTTTAGAATCGTTGACGGGCAACATCCAGTTCTATTAAAAGAACACTTGTCCGGAACTGTTTCATTAGAAACTATGGTTGTATTGAATCTGATTGTAAACTATATTCCCTACTTCACTAGTAATATTTCTGATCCGATTGTTTGGCCTGAGATTAGAAAGACTGTAGTGAAGTACGAACCATTCCTATCTTTGGACAAGTCTAAATATAAAAGGATTCTGTTAAAGTTATGCAGTTCTTCGAAAACGATATAGTTCGTACTGAAGCAGCAGAAATGATGCAACTATACGAGGACATTACAGACCTTATGATGTCTGTAAAAATTAAAACTACTGAGGGCATGAAAAAATACTTGGTTAAGTTATCTCGTATGATTGAATTGCAAGAGATGATTTATTTTCGTGCTCGTTATTCCAGTCAAGAAGATGCACAAGAGTTTGTCAACTTTTTAAAACTATCATTCCCACTGGTTTCGATAGAAGGTGAAACAGATGTCACTGAGGCGTTTAGTCGGATGAGAACAGACATCGATAATATGATGAGCTTATTGCCCCTTGACTAACCCCTCTCCATCTGGTATAATTACTAGGTGGTCAAAACCACAAAGGCCAAATACTTACAAATACGGAGAACACACATGTCATTTGCTGCACTCAAGAAAAATTCTAATTCATCATTTGAGAAACTGACTCGCGAACTTGAAAAGGTTGCTAGTAGTCAACAAAGTTCATCTAATGATGATCGTTTCTGGAAACCAGAACTGGATAAGTCTAGTAATGGTTATGCAGTTATTCGATTCCTACCCGCACCTGATGGTGAAGATCTTCCATGGGCTAAGTTGTTTAGTCATGCATTCCAAGGTACAGGTGGATGGTATATCGAGAACTCGTTGACTACGATTAACAAGTCTGATCCTGTTGGTGAAATGAATCGTGAACTGTGGAACAGTGGTCGTGATTCAGATAAAGAAATTGCACGTAAACAGAAACGCAAACTGTCATACTACAGCAACATCTATGTTGTCCGTGATCCTCTCCATCCTGAGAATGAAGGTAAAGTATTCCTATTCAAGTTTGGTAAGAAGATCTATGATAAAATCATTGGTGCTATGCAACCAGAGTTTGAAGATGAAACTCCAATCAATCCATATGATTTCTGGGCAGGTGCTGACTTCAAATTGAAGATTAAGAAAGTTGCAGGTTACTGGAACTATGATTCTTCTGAGTTTGCATCTGTATCTACTCTTGGTGGGTTTGATGATGATCAACTAGAAGAGATCTATGCTAAGACTAACTCTCTTGTTGCTTTCACTGAACTGTCAAACTTCAAAACGTATGAAGAACTTCAGAAACGTTTGACTACAGTTTTGAATACTAAAAAGCAACCTCGGGTTGACATGGAGACTGAAGAGAATGAATCTTTCGGAGACATGTCTGAGGGTCGTGGATTTAATTCACCAGACATTACTGCTTCTCGTGCTCCTGTACCAGAACCAGTTCGTGAGGAAATTAAACCTCGCGAGTCCAGTAAAGATGAAGAAGATGCACTGAGTTTCTTTGCAAATCTTGCACAGTTTGATGATTAATAAGAAGGGGGTCCTAAGACCCCCTTTTTTTATACCTTTTCTGAAATTCTATATCCTTCGTCAGTTATTTTATATTGTGTATCGTAAGCTAATAAAGATTCAATCTCAGATTCCATAAGTTTAGCAGCAGATTTAGTTGGAAGATAAATTATTCTTTTTAATTCATTTAATTCATATTCATATTCTCTATTTGTAATCTTTGTTAAGTTTTGTGCTGCGGTAATAGTTTTATTAATTATTGATGATTCAATAATCATATTTGCTTTAGGATTAGGATCGCCGTTTGATAATTTCTTTGGTTCATATTCTGCTTTATGTAAATATGTGAAAGACCATGAATTATATTCATTTGATTCTGCATTAAAGATTTTAGGATAGTAATTACTTGTATTTTGTTCAGTAGAGTTAGTAAATAATTCAACTACAACACCACCTTCTAAAACAATATTTCCATAACTATCTTTTATCTCATTGGTTTCCCAGTGTCTTGGTTTATCTATTTCAGTTCCATATTTTGCAAGTATATAATTATCTAATTCATCACTATCCACAGGCCATTCTGTATTCATGTTTGTTATATTGTTCAATAATAAAATTGTCCAAAAAAATCTTGGATCATTATAAGCTTTAAATGAAAGTGAATCAGGTCTTTCTCCGGGTAGAATTGTGTACTCTTTAGCTGAAGAATATACTGCATTAAAACTATCTCTTGCTCTTACTCTGCGAAATAAATTTTTAGATAGTTTAACTTTACCAGATACTTTAAAGTCTGGATATAGAAAATTTGGTGTAGATTCAAATAACATTAGAAACCTCTATTGAAAACATCTTCATTTGTAATAATAGACATTTCACCAAATGACATTGTTAGGTTGTATGCAATTGGTTGAGGTTTTCCATCCATCATTCTAGTGGCCCATACACCATCTGGTGTATATTGTACTGAAATATTTTTACATACACATTGTTTTAATTTTGGTAGAGATTCTATGTCATTACCCATATACTTCCATTTTAAGTTAAAAATATTTGGTACAGTTAACCACCTTTCTGTGTCTTGGTCACCCTCTGCTCCTAGGGATACTCCATCTTTAGTTTGTAAATCTGGAGAAAGTATATCGGCTAAACCTGGACCTAGTTGCTGATCTCTAAGAAAACTATTAGAGAATCCTGGCATTACATTTGAACGTAGCACTTTTATTATTCTTTTAATTGATCTTTGTTCTCTTTCATTCCTAGGAACAAGTTTCCAATTAAAATCAAACTGTCTCAATCCAACACCCTGGAATACTTGCTGCATATATGGGTTAGCAATTTTACCAGCAACATTTTGAGCTAAAGCATTTGGATCAACACCAATTTTATTCAACATGTTTTTAATTACACCCGCCTTGATTGCGCTAGCAGCTAGTTGTATTGCCTCCGTTGCATTGTCAGAGTCGCCACCGATAGCATTGTTAATTGCCTCAGCACCAAACCTTCCTATTGCTCCAACTGATTGATCGGACCATTGTGGACCATCTGTATAAGAAATATTGTCTGGTATTGGTAGTAATATTTTACCTAATGATGATGTAGTAGTTGTTTTACTATTAAAATATTCTTTTGATGGAGTGCCTGCTGTAGATGATTCACCACTAGATGTCTCTTGTGGCGCAACATTATCTTGAACTTGTTTGCTGGGTCTAAGTTTTCTTATACTTCTTTCTTCAAATTGTAACATCTCCATTTCTAGATAGTCAAATTTTTCAGATATATTAGCTGGCCAATATAAATCACCGCCGCTGACATTATTTTTATAATTTTTACTTACTGCGGTCATAAATATTTCTATGATTATCCCTATAGCTATATATGAACACTTTGAAGGGAAAATACATTCCCAAAAATCCTGCTAAGTATAGAGGTGATTACCGTAATGTTATTTATAGATCTTCATGGGAATTAAAATTCATGAAGTACTGTGATGGTAATCCTAGTATACTTGAGTGGGGTAGTGAAGAGATTGTAATACCTTACAGATCTCCGCTTGATAATAAAGTTCATAGATATTTTGTTGACTTTCATATAAAAGTCAAAGACATGAATGGAAACATTCAAAAGTATTTGATTGAAGTTAAACCAAAGAAACAGACTAGAGAACCTAAGGTTCAACAGAGGATGACTAAAAAATATATCTATGAAGTTACTGAGTATGCCAAAAACCAAGCTAAATGGACAGCGGCAAAAGAGTTTTGTGATGATAGGAATTATAAATTTATGTTAATCACAGAAGACGAACTCAAAGTATGAGTATCTTTCAAGAGATAAGAGAACTAGCTGGTAACGAACCAAGATCATATTCTTGGTATCGTGATGCAGTAAGAATGAAATTTCAATCAGGTGATCTGTATTCAGATATGTCTGAGATGGAGGAGTCTATGATACCGACTCCGGGTGAACTTTATATGTTTGAATACAAGGCAACATATGCTGCAAAGTTGAAATTCTATGATGAGTTTCCACTTGTATATGTTCTGAGTACAGGTACAAAATTTTTTGGTGCCAACTTACATTATTTAAGACATAGATCTAGGATGAATATAATATTAGGATTAGAAAATGGTAGAGCTAGGTTCCCCAAACAATGTTATCATCATTATGTTGTAGCGGGACTAGAAACACCTCTTTATAAAATAAATAGAGAAGATTATAAAACATCTATCTTCCTTCCTATTGAAAGTTTTGTCACTAGAAAGAATAATATGTATCAACAATATAGTAAATCAGCAGTCTGGGGAGAAACTTCACAATGAGTAGAATATTTGGCGTAACGCCGATGTCGAACTATGCGACATTTAAAGAACAATTTAAAAGGTCTGGTTATAGTGCTAATAACTTCTATGATGTTATTATCGAACTAGATAGTAATCCAAAACTATTGAGACAACTCTCAAGAGATGAAGAATTTGATTTGCAACCATCAAAGAATTTACTTAGATTATATACTGATGAAGCTAGTATTCCTGGACTTCAAATTTCCACAGGTGATTATAGAATTACTAACACACCAAATTTAAAGTATGCTTATGGTGCAGTGTTTAGCGAAATGCAACTTTCTTTTATGATGGATGCAGACTCTAGAATTAAAAGTATATTTGATCTGTGGACTAATTGGATATATGGTTATGCAGATCAAGTTACAAGATTTCCTAATCAAATTGAAAATATTTTTAGAACCCCAGCACCACAACAAAATTTTAGAGCAGCATATAGGGATGACTATACAGTTGATATATTGATCGTGAAGTATGAAAAATATATGAACGGTAAGAAAAATAGTATGAACCCAAATAATAAATCTCTTTCAATTCCGTTACGTGAAATAATACCAGATAGTCCAACTGAAAGAGGTATAAGTGGCACTGGATTCTATAGATCAATACCAGTACATGCTGTGAAGTTATTTAATGCTTTCCCAAGTAATATTTCTTCTATGAGTCTTAGTAGAGAAGAAACATCTATATCAAAATTATCAGTTGGTTTTGAATATGAAACTTATACAACTACAACATTTAATGATAACTCTACAATAAATTTCAGAGATCCTATAAATGGTGGCGGGGAATTAGATATTATAGATACCTTATTAGGAATTCTTTCATAACTAGTGTATAAATACTTCAGATAGTATTCTACATTATTAATGGCTTTACCAAAACTTTCTACCCCAACATATGAGTTGGAAATTCCATCTACTAAAAAGAAGATTAAATATAGACCTTTCCTAGTCAAAGAAGAAAAAATTCTTTTACTTGCTATGGAGACTGAAGATGAGAAACAGATGGCAAATGCAGTCAAAACTATTTTGACTAACTGCATTCAAACTCCAAGATTTAAAATTGATGATCTTGCTTTATTTGATATTGAATATATCTTTTTGAATATTAGGGGGAAATCAGTTGGAGAATCTGTAGATTTACAAGTCACATGTCCAGATGACAATGAAACTACAGTTGGTATAACTATCGATTTAGATGATATTAATGTTAGTAAGAGTGATGATCACACAAATATCTTAAAGATGGATGATACTATATCAGTTGTGATGAAGTATCCAAGTATGGATTTATTCATTAAAAATAATATGTCTGATGATGCATCTGAAGTTGATGATATTTTTGAAATTGCATCTATGTGTATACATCAAATTGTAGATGGTGAAGAAGTGTATGAAGCTTCAAATTCTTCTAAGAAAGAAATTAATGAATTTTTAGAAGGTATGGATACCCAACAATTCTTGAAGGTTCAGAGTTTCTTTGAGACTATGCCAAAATTATCACATACGGTTTCAGTCACCAATCCAAATACTAAAGTAAAAAGTGATGTAGTAATTGAGGGACTAGCAAGTTTTTTCTCATAGCCCTATCTCATGAAAGTCTTGAAAATTTCTACAAGGTTAATTTTTCATTGATGCAACACCATAAATATAGTTTAACTGAATTGGATAATATGATTCCCTGGGAAAGGGAAATTTATGTAACTATGTTAGTGGAATATATTAAAGAAGAAAACGAACGTCAAAAGAAACAACAGAGTTAATATGCCCGCACCAGCAGCTGCAGCAATAATACCCTTAATCAAAGGACTCTTAGCATCAAGTGCTAAGGGAGTCGTTGCTGGAGCAGGCCGCAGTGCTTTGATGACGGGTGTTAAAGCGGGAGCTAAGGGCGGATTAAGTCAAGGAATTAAATCAGGAGTAAGACAAGGCGCAAGAAACACCATGCGAGGTGGTGTAATGGGAGATGGTCGTAAAGACAATCGTAGTGATGGATTAGTTAAACAAACAAATGACTCTGCTATTACTAGATCTGAGAATGGTGGTCTTGCTGTACAAGGTAGAACTATTAAAGAGGGCGGATATACTGCATCAGCAGGTCCAAAAAGTAAAAAATCTTTAGCGATTGTAAAAACTGGTCCAGCAAAAGATAACATATTAGGTTTACTGGAACAAATAAAGAAAACTGCAGATAATATTTTTGAGATTGAAGTAAAAGAATTAGATAATGATAATAAAGAATATAAAGATACTAAAAAAGAAAAAGAAAAGGAAAGAAAATTATTAGAAGCTGAAAAAAGAGATGAGGAAGAGGAAGATCAGGAAGCTAAAAAAGCAAAGAAAGGAAAAAGAAAATCAAATCCTGTAGTAAAAGCTGCAAAGAACGGCATTGGTAATATATTTAAATTTTTAATTGATCTCTTTAAAGATTTTGTTGTAATAAAAGTTCTGGATTGGATCGCAAATCCAAAAAATAAAGAGAAGGTACATCAATTAGTTAAGTTCATTGGAATGATACCAAAGATTTTTTCATTCTTGTGGGATCATTTTATTGGACCTTGGTCTAAGTTTGCAATGTCTTTGTTCGGAGGACAATTTAAAATACTAGGAGCTTTCTTTAATGTAATTAAAGATCTTCTTACACTCAAATGGTTGACGAATCCAGGCGAGTTCATGAATACATTATTAGAAATTCCTAAAACTTTACTGAGTGTAATACCAGGAATTCTTGGGTCGTTATTAAACGCAATGACTTTCGGAGTGATCGGAAAGATTGGTGACTTAGTATCAGGATTATTTAATAGTCCATTGAAAGGAATTGATTTTGGTAACGTTGGTAGTCTTCTTGGAAATGCTGCAAATTTTGTCAAAGGATTGCTTGGTAATGCTTGGGGTGGTATTTCTGGTTTCTTTGGTGGTTTGTTTGGTCACGGTGTGGAACCAGATCCACCAAAGAAACCAGAACCAGAAACATCTCAGACACCTTCCCCACCCGCGCCTTCCCCACCCGCGCCTTCCCCTACAACTACTACACTTGGAGCATCTGGTGCTACTAGTAAACAACCAACTGTAGGAGCTAAAAAAGCAAAGACCTCAATTAAATCTTTAGATGCATCTCAGAAAAAGTTTGATAAGATGGTTGGTAACCAGGGAACTGGTGAGACGATTAAATTTAAAAATGTTGGTAGTTTTGTAAGCGGGAAAAATTTCTTTGGTCAAGGTGAAGATAAGTATTTTGATCCTGAAGGAAATCCTCTCCAAAAAGAAGAATTTATGGCTACAATTTCCTCACAGAGGAAAAGATTTACCAAACTATCGGGGGATACAGAAACTGTTCCTGTAAAAACTGAAACAGATGGAAGTATGAGTGATCTTGCAGGAATGCAAAGGTCTATTAATGATGAGGAACGGGCCCTCGCTGGCGCTCGCGGCGGTGGTGGTAATCCATATGGTATGGAAGTAACTTCAACGATGGGAAATAGGTCACTTACTTTATCTCCTGGTTTACATATGGGAATTGATATTAGTAATGGTAAATCTGGAGCACCACTTCAAGCGTTTACTGATGCAACTATTACTGGTGTTGGTGTTGATTCTGGTTATGGTAACTGGGTTGCATGGACAGACACTACTGGTTTAGAAAACTTCTATGCTCATATGAAAGCACCATCTCCATATAAAAATGGAGATAAAGTAAAGGCGGGAACTAAAATTGGTATTGTGGGGGATACTGGAAGAGGGACAGGACCACATTTACATTGGGAAGTTTCTGCAAAACCAGGTGACACTGGTATGCCAAAGTCATCAGTTCGTTCTAGAATTAATCCTCTAACAAAGTATGCTCATACTGCACCATTTGGTGGATCAACAGCACCAGTTGAAGGGTCATCAACACCACCACCCCCGCCGAAACTTCCACCGCCTCCTGGATCTACTCCTCCAAATTTGGGATCAACTTCACCAAGAACAGGATCTAATTTAGGTTCTGCACAACAGGAGAGTAGATCCTTATCTTCACCATCAACTCAACAAAAAACCCCTACTGTTATTAACAATTCATCATCTACTCAGTCTGTATCAGAAAACAGTGAAGGATTTTCTGGTAGTATACTTCCTACTTCTGGGCTATGGTCAATTTACAGTTATCAGTTATAAGTAAATGTCAGATATTAACGTAACAGCTCATGGTATAAATCCAGAAACAGGTGAATATCTTTCGCCATCGGAGAGAAAAGCCCTCTTTAAGAAGAGGAAGATGGGTTCTAAAATTAACACAGATGTTTTCAAAAGTGGTGTTGTCTCTGGTGTTAGAGCAGCACAGAAGGTAAAACAAAAAGCAGAATCTGATGTTGGAGATTTTGTTGATCTCGAACGTGAGTTAAATAAACTAAATGATAAAGCTGCTGGAGATGGCGGAAAGGGTGGTGGTATTTCTGCTATTGTTCCGTTTTCTAATATATCTTCTGGTAATTCTGTAAAAGAACCTGTAGAAAAAGTAAGAGTTAACGTTGATGATGCACCACCAGAACAAGCTGAAGAATCAAAAGAATCTTTTAAGGATGCTCTTAAGAAGTTATTAGAAACTTTAAAAAAAGTAACTAGAATAAAATCAAAACAAAAAAAATCTTCTGGCAAAACTAAGAAGGTAAATGAGAAAGGTAAGACAGGAAAAAAGAAAGAACGAAAAACTTCTGGTAGAGATATATTTGGTATTGGTAGAAAAATTAAAGGTAAGGTATCAAAAACACTGGGGGATGTCTTTGGAATTTTTGGTGATATTATAGCGTTTGCAGCTCTAAATTGGATTGCTGATCCGAAGAATAAGAAAATAGTAAAAGGCATTTTTGAATTTTTAGGACACGCTTTTAAATTTATTAATTTCTTTGTAGGAGCATTTGTTGATAATGCAATGACTGGGTTGTCTCAACTTCTTGGACCTGATAGAAGTATGGGTGAGAGGTTTTTTGGTGCTCTCCGTTTAATAACAGGATTTTTTCTACTCAGATGGATTAAAAAACCATGGAAGGTAGTTAAGGATATAAAAAGAATTACTAAAGTATTCGGTAAGTTTAGTAAATTTGTAAACAAAATTTTTAAAAAACCAATTCAGTTTATTCAAAATTTTGTTCAGAAAGCTTTAAATAAAACTATAGGTAAAGTTTTTAAAGGTGCTCTCTTTAAACCACTTAGAAGATTTATTATTCAGGTTGGCGGCAAGAGTTTAATTAAACTATTGGGAGCCGTTGGTAGAGGATTCGTAAAAATTATAAGTAGAGTTCCTTTCATTGGTGCTCTCTTAGAATTCTTTATGGATGTTTTCTTATTTAAAAAACCTCCTATGCGATCTGGATTTAAAGCTATTGGTGCCGCATTACTTGGTGCTGTTGGTATGATTGGTGGTCCAATAGGTTCTATTATTGGTGGATGGGTTGGTGGTGAAGCTGGCGGGTGGTTATATGATGCTTGGTTTGGTCAAGGTCATAACCCAGATGACCCGAAAGATGAAGATGGTAAAAAGAAATCTGAAAAAGATTCTGAAAGTGCAACACCAAAAATGATGTCTGAGAATGAATTCTACAATACAAGAGTAGATGCAGATACAGACTCAAATTCATATGATCTTCTTTTGGGAGCAGATACATATGGAGAATATACGGCAAGATTTACATCACCAGGACAACAAACTGCTACAACTATGGCAGATGGTGCTATTAATCAACAGGCATCTTTACTATTACGTAACTATGAAGGTTTAGAATTGAATGCATATCCTGATCCAGCTACAAAGGCTGAACCATATACAATTGGTATTGGTGCAACATATTATCCACCAGGATTTAGATTAGCAGGAAGACCGGGAAATAAAGTTGAACTAGGTGATACAATTACCGAAGCAGAAGCGTATGAAATTAAAAGATATCATGTAAACCAATTTGCTTCATCAGCAGAATCTAAGATTGGTTCTGGGACATGGAATAAACTACCAGCAGGTGTGAAGGTTGCTTTAATATCAAAAGCATTTAATTATGGAGAGGTTTATGATTCTGCCATACCTCTAATAGAATCTGGCGCTGATACAGGAGACTTCTCTGATCTAGCAGGTTACTTTAGTAATAGATTAGCAAAACATAATAATGGTATAAACAGTTGGAGAAGAAATGATGAAGCATCTGTAATTCTAACTAACTCAAGTCCACGAGCTAATCTGGCATTTGGTGGGGGTTCTGGGATGGTAAGACCTAAACAATCTATTGCTAAATTAACAAAAATTCCAGTAAGGAATTCATCTATGCCATCAGATAGTAAGTCGTTTGCAATAGACGAAAAAATAAAATCTAATGGTGCAATGGAATTACCAATTGTCATAAACAACGTACAAGAAAATATAGCTAGATTCTCTATCACCACTTTGACTCTAAATAACAATAGGATGCCTGTCAATCAAGTCCTTAGTAGGTTATAATGGCAAATCAATTTTCTGGTGATTTTAGTTTACAAGAAGTATATCTTTATAGTGTCTATAATACTCAAAAAATAGACATAAAAAAACTCGTCTTAGAAATAAATTTATTTGAAAGTGTTATGTCTTCTGCTTTGCAAGTAGAAATATTGATACAGGATATTGGGCAAAATTTAATTAGTACTTTACCAATAGTAGGACAAGAAAGAATTCAAATAAAAATTGGAAGTAGAGATAAAATATATGATTTAAACTATTATCTTTATAAAATAGATTCACGTACAATTATAGAAAAAGATCAGACATATATTATGCGTGGTGTTTCTATAGAAGCACTTAGAAATGAAAATTTTAGAATTTGTGAAAGAATAAATGGTGAAAAATCTGAAAATGTAATTGAAGATGTTCTGAGAAAAAATAATTTTTCTAGTAAAAAAATACAAAAAGACAGTACAGTTTTTCCTTTTGATATGTATGTTCCTAATTGGAGAGTATTTGATTTCTTTAATTGGATGTCGATTAGATCTATACCTGAGTATAAGAAAGATTCAATTGGATTTCTGTTTTATGAAACATTTGATGGGTATAACTTTAAATCTATTGATAAATTATTAGAGCAGAAAGAATATCCTTCAAGTAATATAAGTTACAAATATTCACAGGGAAATGTAAATACTATTTCTAATAATAATTCAGATAGATATAGAATTATGAATTTTAATTTTCCTAAAGTGTTTGACATCTATGATGATTTAAGAGCAGGTGCTTTCTGTCACCAGTCAATATATCTTGATCTTAATAGAGCAACTTATAGAGTGTTCAAATCAAACGCAGATGATTACTGGGATAAGAGTGCTCATTTAGAAAAAGCTAAACCATATCTGAGTAATGGTTTAGCTCAAATGTTAGACAGGGGAAGTAGATTTATCTATAGACCATCAACTATCAGCACATTTGGAGATTGGGATAATAATCAAAGTGATTCAGAGAAAGACAATATTGATGAAATAAACAAAAACTTTGAGAAAGCCTTTTACAGATACTACTTTATGCAGTATAATACAATTGATGTATCTGTTCCAGGTGATTTAGAAAACAGAGCTGGTAATGTAATTAAGATTGATTTACCAGATCCATCTAGTGCATCTGGAAATGGTGTTGGTCCTGATAAGAGGGCTAGCGGAAGATACTTAGTCACTTCCGTTAAGCATTCTATTCTAAATAGAAGTGAACTTCGTACAAAAATCACACTGTGTAGAGATTCTTTTGGAGGACCTCCACTATCTGATACAAAACGATCGGAAAATAGAACAAATTTAGACGGTACTAACTAAACAAATATGGAAAACATCGAACAACATATCGAGAAGGATAAAGAGATCCTTGACAATCCAATGACCTCCCCCAACCAGCGTCGTCATATAGAGGGAGAACTTCATGAGTTGGAAGTGTATGCTCATAATCATCGTAAAGAAATTAAGGCAGGAGATCATCATGATCCTTCTCCACTAGAACTGTTTTGTGAAATAGAACCAGAATCAGCTGAATGTCGTATCTATGAAGATTAATGTCAACATATAATCCTACAGAACCATCTACTAGTTTCCTAGGTAACGATGATTTTAAATGGTGGTTGGGTACAGTAAAAAATTCTGATGACAGGGATGCAAAACTCGGTAGAGTTAAAGTAAACATCCTTGGATATCATAAACCAGGGGAGAAACCATCAAACCTTCCTTGGGCGGTTGTTTCTGCACCAACTACATCTGCAGGCGTTAATGGTGCTGGATCTGCTGGTTCTCAATTAAAAGCTGGAAGTTTTGTTATAGGATTTTTTCTTGATTATCCAGACTGTCAACAACCTATAGTACTAGGTTCACTTTTAAGTAAAATCAAACCAATCGTAGATCCTAGAAGTCAGGAGGCATTTGATTACTTCAGAGGTGTTGATAATGTTATTAATTCACAGAATGCATCTGAGAATGGAACACATGAAGCAGCAAATGCGGATCCAGAAACTAGATCATCTACATCAGAAGCAGCTGCAGTAGCACCAGAATCTGTATCAAATCCATCTGGACAACTTAAAGGAGTTACTATTGCTGATGGAAAAAATGGTGTTAAAAAAACATTAAACTCCAACTTAACTTATGCAGTTACTGCGACTGCTACAGCAATCGCTCAAGCAAGAAAGGTATCTAAGGCATCAACAGAAACCACAGTTGAACTGGATAAGGAAGATCAAACTATATTTGTATTATCAACTGAAGATTTTCCATCTAACGGTTGGCTTCAAATAGGTGAAGAAAAAGCTTCCTATACTAATAAAGGAGAAGGAAAATTTGTTTCTGTTGTCAGAGGTGGAGATAAAACAACTTCAGTAGATCATGAAGTTGGAACTTCAGTCAAATTAATAACTAAGAGTGAATATCTTGGAGTGGATACAGAAGGTAGCGAGAAGAAAGGAGAATTTTTAGGAACCTTCACAGACACACTACTTGATATTCAAGATTTGGTAGATAGAAATCTTGACATAATTAGAAATTCTATCACTGGTCTTGTCAATCAGATTAAAGCCTGGTTGATTGGTCAATCAACTCTTATTATGAATACTATTGGATTATCAGTTCCATCACCTGGACCTGGAGTTACTAAGATAATAACTGATGCTATCATGTTTATTATCCAACAAATTTCTTGTGAATTTGATGAGAATTTAATTGACAGTTTATTTGGTTTTATTGAAGATGCTATAAACGGTTTAAAAAATGCTGCATTAGATATTATTGATGCAGTAGAGTGTGTATTTGATGCAATCTTCCAAACAATTTTTAGTATCACTGATTTAGTAGAGCAGGTAATTTCAACTGTCAATGATATAGTATCAACTTTTAGTTCAATAGGACTAGAAAATCTCGGAGATTTTTCTCAACTAAATGTTACCAGTGTTCTAGATTTTATCTTCAGTATCTTAAGAATTGGTTGTTACAAAGATACTCCAGATCCGCACGCTATTACGTTTGATTCTTGTGCAATTGGATTTGCTTTAGACTGTGGTGTTGGTGCTGGTAAAGGTATAGGTGCATCAATTACAGGAATTAAAGGTAAACTAAATCCACAATACACCAGAATTTTAGGAGAGTTCTCTGAGACTGGTACTATGGTGATGATGGATGACACACCATACAATACCAGATTAGTAATTGAACATGGTCCAAGTAAATCTGGTATTCATATTTCAGATAATGGTGATGTAAGAATTACAAATTCTCAAAGAAAGACAGAAGTAGTTGTTAAAGATAATGATATTATTGTGCATGGAAATGTTCATATGATGGTTGATGGCAATTACCATTTAAAAGTTGGTAAGGACTATCATTTAGAAGTTTTGGGTAACTACAACATGTCTGTTAACAAACAAAGTTCTTTAACTTATTATGGAGAACATAAGACTATAAACAAAGGAGATGCTAGAATAGAAGCAACTGGTGGATTAGCATTAACAGCATCTAAACTTGGTCTCTCAGCATCTGGACAGTATGAATTGTGGTCACCAGTTGCTACTAATTGGGTGAATGAACTGAATAATTTTTGCATTGGCTCATTTAATATCGTCACAACTTTTTATAATAAAAGTGTTTCTCTTAATAATTACTCTCAAATTGTAGGTAATAATATTTTAAATAGAATCGGTCTTAATTTTGAACTTGGTATTGGAACATCAAATAAAACCCAACTAGGAAATGAACAAGACTGGTATGGTGGCACTTATAATGAGATTGGTACTGGTATATGGAGTGAAACTAAACTTGCAGCAGAAACAAACCAGACTCTTGGAGTAACATCACTTATAAAAGCATCGGCAAATTGGGAGTCTATTACTGGTGCTTCTTTCTCTCAAAGTACTGGATTAATGTCTTATGTTTCTAATGGACTCAGATATGATTCGGCCGATGCACTTAAAATAAATAGGTCAACTATTCATAGCACCAGTTGACATCTGATTAGATTTATAGTATACTGGTATCAAGATAGGAGCTCCTCATGGACGTAAAACCAGAATCAACTTTACATTCAGTTAAAGTTAATATGCTAACAAGAGTCGTCACATTGATAGGCCATGATGGGGAGTCGGTGGATGTTGAAAACAATACTGCTAACGAATTTACTAAGATGTGTACCTTTATCAATGAATCTTTGTCTGATGATATGATAGAGTATACTTATTAATATCGCACGGAACACAGAGTATAATGTATAGATAAGAGGTAAAAACCTCAGTGAAATCCCGACTTTGTTTACCAAAAAGTCGGTAAAAAAATCCCGGGCCAAATTTGACGTTAGGCCTTTTTCGGGACGGTGGTGGAATTGGTAGACACACCAGACTTAAAATCTGTCGAGCATTACGCTCATGAGGGTTCAAGTCCCTCTCGTCCTATTTTTTACTCCGTAATTATCCTGATTTACAACGGAAAATACTTGATAAATAAAGGGTTTTTCTTGTATAAATAAAATCAGGATATCAAAGCGCTCGGAGATAACACACATGGCTCTAACAAGAGTAACTTCAGGTGGAATTGCACCTGGAATTAGTATTAAATTTAATGCACAAAATGAACCACAGATGTCAGGTAATTTACCTGCCCTCAGTTTTGAGGGGGATGATGATACTGGTATGTACCAGTCTGGTTCTAATGAAATTTCATTTGCAACAGGTGGTGTAAAAAGATTTACAATTGCATCTGACGGAAAATTAAAGACATATAGAGATTCATCTGATTCAGTTGGAACTGTTATTGGTGGTACAAATACAGATTTTGCTAATGCAAGAAATATTACCCTTTATGTTAATCAGGCTGACTTAAACGCATCTGATGATGAAGATAATGATGGTGGTAATTTAAATAAACCATTTAAAACTATTGAAAGAGCGCTTCTAGAAGCGGCTAAAAGAAGTTATAAAGCAGATCCGGCTCCAATTAGTAGCGCAAATCTAGAGGCCGGAAAAACTTATATTATTACATCTGCAGGAAACACCGATTTTACGAGCGTTGGTGCTTCATCAAATACTGCTAAGGTATCTTTTATTGCTACTGGAACCGCAACTGGAACCGGCACAGCAACTCTTAATAATGATAAATTTGAAGCATTTACAGTTATGGTGCTTCCTGGTCAATATGAAATTGACAATAGACCAGGACTTGATATCCTAACCAATCCACTAACTCAAAGTGTTGACGAAGACCCATCAGATGGAATTGCAGCAGCTGCAGGAAATCTATCTACCGGTTCATCTTGGAGATTCAACCCGAGAAATGGTGGTGTTATCGTACCTAGAGGAACCTCTATTGTAGGTTATGACTTAAGAAAAACTGTTATTAGACCAAAGTACGTTCCTGCACCTTTCTCAGTTGAAGGAAGTATTGAAGCAGATAGTTTCTCACTTCTCCAGATAGCATTTGACGGCGCTATCATGATCGAAAGAAATCGTGGTTATCTTATTGAGCAAGCAGAACTCGCAATGCTTGCTGGTCCAAACAATGGATTTGGTAGTTTAACTAATATTGAAAAAGCTGCATGTCGTCGTGACATTGGTTATTTCGTTGATGCAATTATTAAAGACTTGCGTACAGGTGGTAATGAACATACATTTGTCAACGCTGAAGCTTATGTCGATGGAAATGGTTATAGAAAAGAATTTTTAAACGCTGATGATTCTGATATTTCACAAGAGGTTCTCGATACTAGATTAGCTTTTGTTACAGCAACTGCTGCAATGAGAGATATCGTTAAGAGTCATGATGATGGTGCAACATACTTCACTGAAATTTCTTCTAACAAAACCATCAACCGAGTTACATTTACACCTGGAGATGGTTTTGTAAGTAATGGTGATTGTAATAGTGTTGTAAATGCTGTTGCAATTCTTGGTAAAATGGCTGAAGATATTATTGCTAATCCAGATACTTATACTTCTATTAACACAACATATACTAAGATTGGTACTGGCGCTGGATCCATCACAATTCCTCTCAGAAAGACTCAGGGTGTATACAATCAGACTTCTATCTTTAAGGTAACTGGTGGTTGTTACTTCTGGCAAATGACATTTAAGGATGCTGAGGATGCACCTTATAATAGTGTAAGTTTCAATTCCAGCGGTATTCCAACATTCACCAAAGCATCTAGTTATACAGGGTATTCTCACCACAGAGTTGTAGCATTTACGTATGCTGATCAAAGAAATACTGATGGTGAACTAAATCAGTATTATGCGAAGATTGATGCATGGCAAGGTAGATCTGGAGATATCTCTGACGTAAGAACAGAGGAATTCCAGATTGTTGGTGATAGAAGTAAGAACTACACTATTGATACTGTAAACTCCTGTTCTCCATATATCTTCAACTGTTCGTTACGTTCAGTATTTGGTTTATGTGGTATGCACACTGATGGTTATAAAGTTGCTGAAAACAGCTTTAAATCCATGGTTGTTGCACAGTTTACGGGCATTTCACTTCAAAAAGATAGAGACGTATTTGTTTCACCAAAAGATTTTGAAGGTGATAGAGATAATACAGCATATAATGATGATGACCCAAACACATCGCAACCTCCAATCTTTGCAGATCCAGACGCTCAATATAAGACAGATTGTAGACACTTCCACATCAAGGCATCTAACGGTGGATTCATTCAGGTCGTTTCTGTTTTCGCAGTTGGTTACGCTGACCAGTTCTTAGCAGTATCTGGTGGCGATATGTCCATCACGAACTCTAACTCTAACTTCGGTCAAGTTTCACTACGTGCAAAAGGATCTCAGTTCAGATCATTCACACCTTCTTCACAAGGTAGAATTACTGCACTTGTTCCACCTAGAGGTATTTCTGATAATGTTACTGATGTAACTTTCTATAATATTTCTGCATCTAACACATGGAGTTATATCGGTGCTGTTGGTGAAGAATTATCTGACGAACTCAAGAGTTTGAGAGATGGTTACACTGAATCTGGAGGATTTAGACTCTATCTAGAAACTGGTGCTACCACAGATGATGATATTCCAGAATTAGTTGTTGATAGTGAGAAATCTGATGGTACAATTGTAACAAAACGTTTCTTGAACTATGGTACTTCAGGTCAGTTTGCTTTATTCAGAGATTTTTACAATAAAGATGGTATATCACCAGATGCTAATAAAATTATTAACCTACCATTAGAATCTACTGGTGGTGAAAGTGATAGAACATTTAATATAAGACTTACTACAGCAACATCTACTTCAGATTTACCCACAAAGACTATTGGTGGTTCCACAGTTCAAGCTACCAAAAATAATGAAAGAATTGGATATTTTTGGGATCCCGCTGAAAAATGTGTATATCTAAAAGTAGATCATACATATAACGTAAGTAACGGATCTGATGCTTTCGTTAGTGAATTTATCTTTGATTCAAATTCAGAACAGTCATTTGAATTTGTGACAGCAATTGATCCAAATACTGGTATTACTACAACCGAATTACAACAGGTAACTAAAAACCTCCTAAAATATAAGACTGGTTTCCCATCTAGTTTAATCGTTAAAAAATTCTCTGATACAAGAACATCACAACCAGGTGATCTTCTATGGAAAGTGGAATATACAATTCCTAAGTATCTTGCAAATAATGTAAATCCAAAGCCACCAGAAAAGAGATTTATTATCAAAGGAACTAGACCAGGCAATGGTGAATCAGATGTTCCATATAGTGATTATCGATTCATGATTTGGAATGTTGAAGAAGTTCAGGCCTGGGAAAAGAATACTAGAGATGGTGTTTATTATCTAACTGTGGTTAGAGCAGACGTTAACGAATTTGTTGATTATCAGATCCCATCAGGCGAAAGCGGTGCTGGAGACAACGTTGTTTCTATTATTAAGAGAAGACCTCTTGGTATTAGTGTAGGCAATTCGTTCAGTTGTAAGACAATTGAAGCAGTAAATCTTTATGACAAAGAAACTCAACTTATTGGTAACGTAAATTACCTATATCCATCAGTTAACGAAGAGGGCCCAACTTATGATATCAGAAAAATTTGGAACCCACCTCAATCAGACTCTAGAGTACTTGTAGAAGACATTGGTGCTGGAACTAGAATTAAAGATATTACAGTTCCAAACTATAAAAGATATCACACTTCTTCTGGAACCATTGCTACAGCTGAATGCCCGTTTAAGGATATTCCATCATTGACATCAATGACAGCTGAAGCTGTTCACAGACTGGTTCAATCATTAGACCTCAGATATGTAGTTGACAATGGATCAACGACCACTATCTCAACAGCTAGAGTTTCTATTGCTCCAGTTAATACATGGGATAGTAGAATACTAAATTCAGGTGAAACAGGTGATGAGCATACATCATCATCTGCTCTAAACTTGTATAATTCAAACTGGAGATTTGGACAACCAGAAGTATTATCCAATGGAGTTATAACTCCAAGTGGACGTAAAGAAGTAGATTCTGAAAAAGTTACAAGTTACAACACATATGGTATCAATGCAGAAATTTTTGACAGAAGAATAGTTGTTTCTTCTCCTAATGCAGAAGGTGTAACAGGTACAAATATTAATTCAAACGCATTACTTGCAAGTTCTTCTGTCAATGGAACTGGAACTCACACCGATGGCCTTACGTTTGCTCCAAAACTAAATCTATACAGACCATCTATCTTACGTGCTTCTTCACATACTTGGGAATACATCGGTCTTGGTTCTGGTAACTATTCAACTGGTTTCCCAAATCTACAGACAAGAGTTCTTAAAATTTACGAACAATTTATTGCACAGGGTTATGAAAATGGAGGTGGATTCATCGCTTCTTCCGGTACTAACTCTGCAGGTGACTTCTACATTGGTAACCAGGTAATTCAAGCAGGTGGTACAAGTACTGTTACATTAAACGTTCCAAAACTTCGTAAGTCTTCTGAGTCTAACTATTTGGATATTGAAAATATTGAGAACAGAATTTCTAACGCTGTTATTAACGTAACTGCATCCGCAGGTAGAAGTGCTTCTGCACAATCCGCACTTAAGGATCTTGCAAACTTCTTCAACATTGCTAAACTAACTGTTAGTGATAAAGCAAACATCAGTAATTTGATTATTGGTGAAAGACTCTTTATCGATAGAGCAGAAATTAACAATGCTGGTAACTTCCCAGAAGGTAATACTAGTGCATATGGTTTCGTTAAGGGTGCTAAACCAGAGAAGACAGGTTTCATCTCAACTGACACCAACGACAAACTATATGTATCTCCTAAGTACCTAGATGCTTGGAGAGTTAAGAGACAACTTATTTCTGCTCAAGCTGTTACACTTGATAACAACAGAGTTTATATTCAACCATATCTACAATCAGCATTGTCTGGTTATGCAACACAAGTCTCTGGTACAAACAGGTTCTTTAGATATGAAGGTCTAACATTTACTAACACTGCTGTAAATGGCGTAACAGTTTCAAGTATTAATGATGCAATTGAATTGCAGATGGCAGAAACCGCCGGTATTGCTTCATTCGGTAAGATTGATATCCAGTTCAATATGACTGGTATTGCAATTCAAGATTACTATGTAAGTGGTGGTAATAATGTTTACTTCAATACTGCAATAACTATTCCTCTATCATATGAATCCGTTGACTATACAACCAACAAGATTGTTATTTCTAGAAATCAAAATGGTCTAGGACTAATTGATTATCTCAAGAGTTATCTTGGTGATGGAACACATACTTCTATTATCAGAAACTTCCCACCAATTACAGCTGATGGTTCATTTGGTATAAGTGCAACAGAAAGTGATGTTAAGTATCTAAAAGCGAAACTACAAACCGATTTTGATGCGGGTTCATACCAAAACATTAATAAAGATAATACTTCTGAATATAAAGATCTTACAGTCACTATCGCTACAGATGCAGAATATGATCAGTGGCCAGATAGAGGTTGTATCTCTCTAAGAGAATACGCGAAAAATGGTACATATTACATTGCAACTTATAAGTACTACAAAACAGGTTATGCTGGTACTATTGGAACATTTAAATTAGTAAGTAATTACGGCGCTGGTACTAACGAGGCAGGTAAAGTACATAATTATACAACTACTTATAATAATGGATATCCAGGTGTAGATTCTGTAAACGTATTCTTTACTGGTGCAGATACACTGGCATTTGATGCTGACAGATGGGCGTCTGAATCACCATTTATTCCACCTCTAGATCCTACTAAAGGTGTTGTTGAGGAAGTTAATATTGAAGATGCTATTCTTTATAGAGTTCCTGAGAAAAAACTACCTCTTGCTATTTCCCTTGATGAAGATTACTTCGATCAAAGACTACCAAACCCATATAGTTCAAAAGCACTTGGTGTTAACATTCAAGAAAGAAATGAAGTTAAGAGATTTAGTCCTTTATTCTCCTTCTCTCAGTGTAGACAGTGGGCAGAAAATTCTGGATTTAATTCTAGTGATGAATTAGAATTGTTAATGAAACCAGGATATTACAAGTTGGATGGTACTAAATTCCCATGTTCATTAAAAATTAATGGTACTGGAGTTGCAAATTCATCCGTATTTGCTGGTAAAGAACAAACTAGAACTTCTGCAGGAAGAATGGGTGGATATCTAGAGGATACCGTAAAGAGAGGTGATAGTGTTTACTTATATCGTACATTAGGATTTAGTGCTCAATATGGTGTAGGTAATGATGCAATCTACTCTGGTGTATCTGGTGGATTATCTGCAAATGGTTCAGTATCACTCAATAATGTTCATATTATTGGTATTAACGAATCAATTACTAAAAACGAAATTCCAGATTCTATCTTTAGTGCTGATACTAAAACTCAGAATGCTAGAAGATTAGTTAGAAATGCATATTTCACGAAGAGAGATATTATTAAGACTACAGTTACCGGTAATGATGTTTCTGGTAGACCACTTGGTAATACAATTGGTACATCTGGTTTAAACGGTGCAGTTGAGTTGATGGTTAAAGCTTCAACTAATACTGGTGAATCTGGTCATTCAGCTATTGCATATCCTATTGTTAATAGTGGTGATATTATTGAAAGTAACTTAAATGAATCTACATATGGTGAATTAAAATCTGCAAGTTTTGCTGATTGTAGATATTACTCAATCTCTATTGATGCAGCTCGTTTTACTGATGCAACAGGATCTGCTGCTACTGCTAATTCTAGAAGAAAATTTGATAGAATGAGAAAATATATTATTCCTGGTACTACAATGTACTGGTTGACGAATGCAGCAGATAAAGTTGTCGTTGATTCTGATTCTGCTGATGTTTCTAATCTTACTATGTCAACCAAGGTAGTTAGTGTCAGAAGACATTTACCTTCGACTAGTTTAGATTTTGATAACACTTCAGAGGAAAGACTTGAAATACTAGTTTCTGTTTATCAAACTGCTTCTGCTCAAACTGGTGGAAATAATGCTGCCTATACAAACTCTGTTGAAGATTTAAATCCAGGTGCTTGGACTGGAAACCTCAGAAAAATTGTATTTGAAAATGAAGATGGTGCAGAATACACTACATTAACTTTTAACTGGGGACAAGAAGAAAGAAGAAAATATCTTCCAAAAGGTATTATGCATGAAGGTGGATATCAAGGACCAATTCTCAAGAGAGTCGTTACAGCTGTAACTGGTAATGGTACATCTACTGAAACATTAGTTGTTGATAATTTTGAAGATATTTCAGTTGGTGATAGAGTAGTTTGGAGAGACGTTAATGGCGTTGATCAATTAAATGGTTTTAGAGTTAAGACAATTGCAAAATCTCTTGCTAATGGTGGTTATCTCCTAACCCTATCTGACAAAATTCCAAATGCAGTTGTAATACCAGCTGCTGGTGTTCTATCATTTACTAAATTTAACGTTTTTGGAGATGAAATTTCTAAATTTGATATTCCAGAAATCTATGGTATCTTGACTGGTAAGGAAGGTTCTAATATTCTATTGGTCATCGATAGAAATCCAAATACTCGATATGATTCAAGTATTTCAATATACCCATTTGGATCAGGTGGATTTGGTAACAGTCCAACTCAACTTATTCAACTTAAGGAAACCAATTCATATACCAGTGGTACTGATGGCAGAGAAAGAGCATCTGTAGAAGATAACTTACTCGCATTTAGTAAGCGTACAGCTTCTTATCAAAGAATTCGTGGTATTCCCGATAATAGATATATCTATCTTGATATTGCTCCAGAAGATTTTGCTGGTTCATCTGGTACACTTA